CATATCAGAACTAAAGATGCTATCGAGGGTGTCATCAACATCAACAAGAACACAGCTAGCAAATTGTCGAAGTGGAGTTCGCACTCCCGCCATGATAGGTGTGGGAATGTTGATTTTGTGCTTTGAGATTGCGTCGTAGTATCGTCTGACATATGAAAGTCTCGTTTCCTTAGGGTATTCTTGGAAGACTGTCAAGGCAATCATCATATACATGAACTGGGGAGATTCATAAACTTCACCAGATGAACGGTCTTGGACCAAATATTTGTCAACTACTTGACGTAAACCAGCGTAAGTAAACAGAAAATCTCTGTCATGATCAATCCAAGAGTTGACTTTTTCAATCTCCTCTAAAGAGTATTTACTAAAGATCTCCTCGTCATATACTTTCTTTGCAACACAATCAACAATATGATCCTTAAGAGATGGGAACTCCCACATCTTTCCATACAGTTGTTTGCGTAGAGAGAACAGCAAAAGTCTTGCTGCAACAAATTGATAGTTGGGGTGCTCAAGGTCAATCAGATCACTCGCGGATCTAATCAAAATCTCTTGAATCTCCTCAGTTGTGATACCATTATAGAACTGAATACCAGAGTTGATCTCTACCTGTGATGCAGATACACCAGAGATATTAGTACATGCCTCTTCGACCATCTTATGGATCTTCTCTAGATTGAGATGCTCAATCCGTCCGTCTCGCTTTTTTACTTTGGTGCCGTTTGTCATACCCGTTTCCAATAGTTGAATTTAATTTGCGCTTCTAGTCCACTACACACATTGGATTCTACCAGACTTTGGACATCATGTCCAGATAGAACCATATCATTAATATCTTTTTCTTTAATATCACTTGGCCAAATTACTACCCTTTGACCACACTCGATACTGCGTTTGATTCTGGAGACGATTTCTCTATTCCTGGGTTCATTATCATAAACATACACAGGATCGCTAATCCCCCACTTATCAATATCAGCATCAGCTCCGCACATAGCACACGCATTTGAAATGAATGTGCTATCGAACGGTCCTTCTGTAACATAGACTGGAGCATCGCCTCTGACTTTATCAAGTCCGTAGATTTTTGGTGCATCATCGTCAAGCATTATGGTAATGTATTTAATCGAGTTCTTTCTTCCGCTCAGGTCTCTTCCCTGTATGCCAATCAAGTTCCTTTTGTAATACAATGGGATGATAATACGAGACTCATCTCTGTCAGTGTATTGAAACTGTCCTGGTTTTATTGTGTTGACCCAGGACTTGAACTCTTTGGCATAAAAGAACTTGGAGGGATCGATACCTCTCTTCTCCAAATACTCTCTCGCCTCGTCTACTGTATCCGCTGTTGGTAATCTCTTGACTGGATCGGATGTAAACGTAGGTTTAGAGGAGGATGCGAGTGTCTCAATCTCTTTAGGTTGCTCAACTGGAAAGTTCTTTCCAGTAAAACCTTGTTTAAATTTCTCTAGAGTAAACTGTTTATGCAGTTCAATGTCTAGTTTCTTAAGGAAGTTATTAAAAGACAACGATATGCCACAGTTGTGACACTTGTAGTTAGTGTTTGCCTTTACGGCATACAAATAACCCCGTGCTTTGTTTTTATTCCTCTGCGAGTCCCCACAAATTGGACAGCGAAAGTTATATAGGTTTGCTTTTACTCGTTTAAATTTTGGCAGACGAGATGACAGCAGTCCAATATATTTGCTATCAATTTGATCCATTCATAAAGGTTGCCACTGGCATCAGTATAGCACCTGAATCGGATGTTAGCAAAGGTTTTAATAATTGTATTGTTCCTGGATTGGTTGAAACCATAAGAACTCCTAATGCGGCAAGAGATGCCCAGATCTTTCTCTCCAGTACTTGTATTTTATGACTTACTTCTACGTGATCTTTATCCATCTTGTCACGTAGTTTGTCAATCTTGTCAAATAAAACAAAATCTATCTCTTCTTGTTTGGTGATTCTCTCCTCATGAACCGCCAACATTCGACCAACATTGCTGTTGACCTCGCTTAACTTTTCAATCGCAGCGTCTAACTTAGTGACGATTGCTGAAAAGTCATCGATACGTTGCTCTAATACGGCAACTTTTACTTCATTTTGCTTGTCCATTTCCGAAGTAAGGATTGTATTTCATCGCCTTACGCATATCAGATTTGTCTTTTCTTTTTTTCTTTCTTGACATCAAGTCATCAATTGCCTTTCTCACATACTTGTTACGTCCATCCAACTTAAATGTTGAATCATAACCAGCAGTAGGACCAGCAGCAGGAGATGAACCACCAAACCCACCAGAACCACCTGGAGGATTAGCGACCATACCCTCTTCACTTACACTGAACTCTTGATACATTGCACTACGGAATGCATCAATCACCCTATCAATCTTTTCCTTGTCCATTGTAGATTTTTTGCAATTCTGCTAAACAATCGATATCAACTTGAATATAATGTACGTCTGTCTTTGGATACTCTGGTAATCTATTTAAAAACAATACAAAGGTTTTCACCAAAGACCACATCTCTTTGTCTAACTTATAGAACAGCATTGGTGTTGCTGCTTCACCAAACACATTGTATATGATAATAAAGTGATTTAATAAAAGGTGTGTTTTCAATTCTCCTGTCTTTAAGTATTTTCTCAAAAGTCTTTTGATATACTTAAAGTGATTCAAATCCCGATCAAAGTCATCCTTTGATACTGCTTGGGGATTATCATAGTTTTGGATTGCAAACAGGAGAAAGTTTTTGTCATTTAACTCACGAAAATTCATCACACCTTTTTATTATTTTAGTTTATGTATCACTGATTGTGAACAGGAGTTGGATAATCAATAGATCCAGTTGTGATTCCAGACATCGCAACTAAGATTTCCTTCTTAACTCTCAGGTTTCCATGAGTGTCCATGTAGGTGGTAACACCAACCCAACCTTCTCCCTCAAGACGGTATGAGGAGGTTGCAACACCCATTGCATTATATGCACCAGTCGAGATACCATAGACCAGTTTGTCGTTTCCGCCGACATATCTCTTAAATGTTAAGACATCTCCTGTGGAGATTCCTGCAGAGATGGTTGAACCTAGAGAAATTGTAGTTGCACTGATGGTGCTAACCGCAATATCTGCAGCACCATTTGTCATGATGTCACCAACAATAACGTCGAGAGATCCAACTACAACTGGAATGATATCAGTACCAACACCAGCGTTTGTTGTTGCTGTTCCTGTTACGCCCAAATTGGTCAGAGTTGGAGCAGCTTGTAGAGTCTCACTAAATGAACTATCAAGAACAGTATACTTAGGAAGTTCGCTTACAGTAAAGTCTGTAGATGCGATAGCAGCACCACTGAGTCCTGCAGTTGAACCAATAGTGAGAACAGCTTCACTAGTGATACCAGCAATTACTGCATCACCAAAATATGTACCACCGCCACGAGTACCAAAACGAATAACTTGTCCAACTTTTAAATCAGTAGAAAATGAAGTACCAGATCCTACTACCTCACCCGTCGCGTATGTTAATGATACTGTGCCCGTTGAGGTTACATTATCTGAATTGCCCCAGAGTGCCATGTTTCTTACCCTTGTAATAATTCTTGCTTCAAATATTTATAAAAACCTGAGACCCGCGTCATTCAGCAGCAGGTGCTTCTTCCTCTTCCTTAGGGAACAGTAAAGATTCTACTACGTCTACTGCTTTATCGTCTAATTTATTATCCGTGGTAGCAGCGAGAGTGCGGAGAACTTCAACCATATAACGGCGAACCTCATCCTTACCGATTAAGTGTCCAATTGTTTTCTTTGCCAGTGGAAGTAATAATGCCCACATAGTTAGTACCAAGAATCTACAAACTATATAGCAATTTGATTAAAAATTTTAATCTTTATTAGATACCCACTTGCCAGATGCCTTATCAAAACGTTTGACTTCACCAGGACGCAGACGAGACTTTGCCTTATCCGCATCAGAGGTAAACTTTTTATATGATTTGCCATACTTTATTCTGGCATCACGTTCTTTATACTCTTTTTCTTTGTCGGCAACTTTCCTGGCATACTTACGGTCGGTAAGTATATCAGTTTTAAATCCTTCTTCTACTTTCTTTTCTGGCAATTTGTCGTGCTTTGTTTTAGCAAACTTCTTTACGTCGGACTTGGACATGGAGGAAGCAGCTTTGGCAACCTCAGGCGAGGGAGACGCCATCTCCCCCTTCTGAGCCGCTCTAACCATCCCAAAGAACCTTTGTTGTGCCTTTGATACTGCTGGCATATCACTTCCTCTGAGTTTTCTTTGCCATAATTGCCTTGTCACCATACTTTGCTTTAAGGTCTCCAACTACCTTATCAAAAGCAGACATTGAGTTACCAGATGGTTTCTTCTTAGGACCTGTTGCTGTTCTGGCAGGACGACGGTAATCAACGTTACCATCAACACCGCCACGCTCCATACGGCGATCTCTCAGAGAGTCTTCGGTCTCTTCCTTGTTACCAGATGGTTTCTTCTTAGGACCTGTTGCTGTTCTGGCAGGACGACGGTAATCAACGTTACCATCAACACCGCCACGCTCCATACGGCGATCTCTCAGAGAGTCTTCGGTCTCTTCCTTTTTAATGGTGGGAGCCATGACCTTCATATGCTTATCATACTTGACATTGGTCTTCTTAGCAGGTTTAGCATCCTTGATGCTTGGAGCACCAGTCATATCTGCTTCAGAAACCTGCTCAACTTCCTCTTTACGAGTGTTACCTCTCAGTGGTTCTTGTCCAGCACGACGACGGGCTTTGTTACCAGAACCTTGATCACCATATCCAGCATATCTTGCACCTTTACCACCAGTTGATTTCTTTTCATAACCAGGAGTTCCAGGGCCATCATTACGAACTGCTACATTATGTGCGGTTGCACGATCTCTAGATGTTGCATATGGATCGTGACGTTTTGCTGCCATTTTTCTTTGACGTTCACCAGGACGCATTGCCTCATCTACTGACTCAACCTCTTCCATTCTGCTAGTAGGGAGTTTACCCTGCTTTTGCATTTGCAGTCTGGTGCGATCAAGCATTTGCTGCTTCTTCATCAGTCTCTCTTTTTGGTTGAGACCCTGCTTTCTACGTGCCTCATCCTGAGCCTTGTTCATATCTGAAGGACCTTCCTCACTGAACATTCTTCCAGCGATGTTGTCTGCAGTCTTAGAGAGTCTCTTACCAACCTTTTTAAGACCTTTCTTCAGACCTGCTCTTACTCGCTTACCAGTCTCGCTGTTATAAGCATCCTTAGTTTTGTCTACAACTTTCTTAGGTGAGACATTGTATGCCTTCTTAGCAAGAGTTCTGAGAGTTCCCATCTTCTCTTTCTTGACTCTAGCACCAACACCCTTGGTTGATTCCTTATCCTTTGAATCGTGACCAGTGGTTACATTGGTATTGGTCTTCTCTTTCTTCTCTTTAGGAATCTTTGTATCGTGACCAGCGGATACAGTTGCCTCGTCAAGCAACTCAGACTCAATTGCTAGAGTTCTTACAATCTCCTTACGGACTTCCAGCAAGTCAAGTCCTTCCTCAAGACATTCTTCATAGAACTCGTGGAGAATAGACTCAAGGAGTTTATCAGTCATATGATAATAATCAACCTCAAGAATACCTGAGAAGATACTTGCATCCTCTTCAGACTCAAGAATCATACCACCAAGTGCTTCAATCTCTTCCTTTACGACAGGATTGATGCGAATCTTATTATTAATATCATTCTTTTCTTTGATGGGTTTATCTCTATCTAAACCCTCTTCCTTCTCAGTCTTTGTGACTTCAATAAGAGAATCTCTCCAGGAGTAGAACTTATTCTCTTTTGCGATTGCCTTACCAATTGCCTTACGGCGATTCATCAGATACTTATCAGACTTGGTATTTGGTTTACCATCATTATCAACGTCACTATCTTCCTTACCTACTGGGTCAAGTTTACCAGAGAGTCTAGATTCTCCACCACTTTTCGACATCTCTACAGATGAAATGGTTGGATCAGCACGGAGTGCAGAGATTTGAGTTCTAGTCTTCTTTTCGTACTTAGTCTTACCTTCCTTGTCGGTAATACGGACACTATATCTTTCCTCTTCCTCAGATACTACGCTCTCAGAGAGACCAAGTTTTTCTTTAACAGCATTCTTCTCCTCACCAGACATCTGACTACCGCCGATGTACTGAGCATATGCTTGTGGAAGTTCCAGATTCTTTTCTTTTGCTCTATAACGAATGTCATAGACTGCCTGGCGGATGCGCTTAGCGGATGACTCTTCGTCAGTTCCGCCACGCTTTTGCTCACCACCTTTTTCTGCTGGTTTTCCAATCTGAGGTTTCAATACCTCTTTCATATAAACTTTGGAAATATCGTTAAGAGGATTCATTGACATTGTTATAAGGGTTTAGACGCTCTTTTTCTTATACTTATTTATGAATTTAAGGATATCGAAGGATTCCTTATACCCTGGACCCTTATAAGGTTTGCCTCCTGGTTGTAAATTAGTCTTATCACCCTTCTCAAATCCAGGTGTCATACTTGCAGCAAACTTAAAGTATCCATCAGTACCAGCAAGAGTATTTGGTTTGCCCTTTACTCTTTCCTTTCTCTTCATCTTGACTTCAGTGTACTCGTGGATATCCTTAATCCAAGACTTAAACATAATATTATCTTCAGTCACACAGATGAGATAGTTTGCACCACGACGGATGACTCTACCGACAAGACCAGTGTTAAGGTTCTCAACTAACTGACCAATGTCAAATAACTTTTTGTTGATATAATTCTCACGGAGATTCTTCCAATCAAACTTAGGTGCAATCTCCCAGAGATTCCAACCCTCCTCAACATTCATCCTCTTACGAACAGTGTTCATAATAGTTTTAGCAGTCTTGTCATCAATAGCATCGGGGATGCCAGACCTAAATGTCTCAAAATCATTAGATGCAGCTGCCTTTCTCATCTTGGACGCAGACATTCCCTCAACGCCCTCGGCATCAGGGTCTCTATCACCAGCAGAGATGGTCTCAACTCCAGAAAAGTCATAAAGTTGTCCATTGTACTTGTCGGACATTTTACCAAACTCTTGGACTCTATCACCACCAACAACAATCTTTACGTCAGAGTAACCATCAGCGTGTGCTTGCTTGAGCACATCAAAGATGTTCCTTGAGTTGGGATCATTAACAATACTGTCGGCGTGGTCAGGATACATCTGACGCATCAGATCCGCTTTTTCATCAGGATCAAGAGGATTCTTTTTGGGATCCTGTGACCTGGATGGATAGATTTTGAGTGCTCCTTTACCTGCTGCCTTCTTTGCAGCATCCAATAGTTTTTTGTGACCAATCGTTGGCGGATTAAATCTACCAAAAGTCACAGTCAGAGTTCCAAGATCTTCTTTTGGAGATCCATCTGCTCTTGTAGGAGGTGCCATTCTGCGGGGAGTACCATCGGCAAATGTGCCAAACTCTCCCTCTGCTGCTGGTTGCTCACCACCATTTTGTTCTGCAGACTGATCTGCGGTCTTTGCTTGTGTTGCAACTGGTTGTTGGTTTGCAGCAGTCCTTACCTGTTTTGGATCCTGCTGACCAACCTTCTGGTTCTGATTAAAGAACTTAAGTTTACCACCAACCGTCTTTGCAACAAACTCCCCATTCTTATCATACCATCCACCGTGACCATCACTAGTATACCCTAAACGCTGCGCTTGCATTACTGCTTGCGACTCAGACGCCTCCGTTAGAAAACTGAATAAGGATTTCATTATATTACTAGACTTTATTTTTATTTATTAACCTCTACACCCTTGTATCCAGCAGGTGTTTTGTCCCAGTCTTTCGTTGCGGTGAAATTCGCTCTGGAGAATTCAAGACGATCAACCAGTTTGAGTGCCTGACCAGACCGAATCGCAACGAACCCTTCTGGCGCAGTAACTTTATACCCAGACTCCGTGCGAAGGAATGTTCCCAACGTTTTAACTTTTTCCAACTTCTTGATAACGATGCCTTTAGCTGACTGTAAATTAGCATACGACGCAACGGTGAAGTAAATATCACGTTTATTTGACTCAATAAATTTGAGCCCTTCCTTTTGGATCTTCTCATACTTGGACTTAGCAGCGACTGTCTTCTTCGAGTCAATCTCTTTCTGCAGAAGAGTATCGTAGTAAACTGAAAATTCTTGTATTACACGGTTTACATTGGGGATACTCTTACCCTGCCGAATGTATGTGTTAAAAAATTGCTTAAAGA